CCGAAGGGTGTTCGACCGGTATCGCTGCCTTGATCTCCGGCTCGATGAACGCACCCGAGGCCGAGTCCATCTCGGTCGCCGGATCCGGGTTCTCGACCGCCATGGTCTCGGGCAAGCGGCCCTCGGATTTGGCGGGTTCGGCCGCAGGGGCCTTCTCAATCTTGGCCATAACGGCCTCCTTTTTCAGATGGATGGTCCCCGGCTTGCCAGGAAGGACGGCGCGCATCCGCCCTGGAAAGCCGGGCCGGGATCTAACCCGGCCCGGTGACCTCAGATGGCCGCTTAGGAAGCGGCCATCTTCAGGGCCTTAATGGCCTCCGGGTTCTGTACGCCGCCGCCAACGCGCTTCGTGGTGTAAAACATCACGTAGGGCTTATTGGAGTACGGGTCGCGAAGGACGCGGACGCCAGTGCGATCGACGATCAGATAGCCCCGGCGGAAATCGCCGAAAGCGATCGGTACGGCGCCGGCCGCCATGTTCGGCATCGCCGCCATTTCCGTCACCGGATAGCCCAGGAGTTGGGCCGGCTGGCCCGCCTGCAGCGAGGGCTGCCAGATGTAGTTGCCGTCGCCGTCCTTCAGCTTCCGAACCTTCGACAGGCTGTTGCGGTTGGTGACGAAACGCGCGTTCTGCGCGAGCACACCCGGCAGGCTGTAGACCAGGTCTATCAGCTCGTCGGTCGTAACCGCCGCAGCAGCGGCGGCCGTGGTGACCTGGATCGCGCCCAGGGGATTGTCGGCGGCGTTGGCGGCGCCGGTGACGTAGGTCAGGAAGCCCTTGGGCTTGTTTGTGCCGTTGCCGGACACGAAGGCCAGGCCCTCCTGGTAGGCGAACTCGGTCTCGACCTCGTTGGCCAGCCAGGCCTCCAGGTTGACCTCCGCGTCGTCCAGCAGTTGCTGGGTCGCTGCGGGGTTCGCGTACAACTCGCCCGGGACGAAGGTCTGCGCGCCGAACTCCGGAGTCGCAGTCTCCGGACGGGCGGCAGTTTCACCGACCCAGCCGGAACCGGTACCGTGCAGATTGTACAGCTTCTTGAAGCCGGCGCTCGACACGGTCTGCACGGTCGCGATCTGGCGCATGGGCGAGACCTCGATCAGCTTGTCGGTGATCGTGCGGTCCCACTCGATGGGGGCCAGATAGCCGCCCTCATCGTCGGCGCCCTTGTTCAGGGACGCCTCGACGGAGCCTTTGCGGAAGTGCGCCTGAAAGGCCGAGGTGTACTCGGCGTCACGCGGTGCGTCCTTGTTGGCGGCGCCGGCCGCGATCTTGGCGTTCAGATCGTCGATCGTCGCCTGGAAACCGTCGATAGCGGCGTCGAGGCGCTGGACCTTCTCGTCCAGGATCACGTCCGCCTTGGCCTTCAGCTTCTCGTCGTTCGTTTTCTTGAACTCTTCGAAGGCGGCCTGCAGTTGGCCGATCATAGTCTTAGGGTCGGTGACGTCGGCGCGCACGCCGCCGCACAGGGCGCGCGGAGCTGCGCCCAGCAGATGGGTCTTCATGATGATATCTCCTGACGCGCCTTAGGCGCGGATGGTGGCAAGCAAGTCGGCCATGGAAGCCGACAGTTCGTGGTCGCCAGCGCCCGGCGTGGCGTCGTCATCAGGGGCAGCGCCAGGCGTGCCCTTGATCTTGCTGATGCGGTCGCGCGCCTGGGTGCGCGTCATGCCCGCACGGACGAGGTCAAGCTCCGCGGCGCGGAGCTCGTTGACCCGGCGATCTTCCGCCTTGGCTTTCTCGTCGGTTGTGGTCTTGTCGGCTGGCAGCAGAGCGTCGGCGAACCCGCGCTCGATCGCCTGCGAGCCTGACATGAAGGTCTCGGCGTCCATCCAGGCCGCGATCTGGTCCGCCTTCTGTCCCGAACGGGCGGCATAGACTTCGACCATGGCAGCGTCGAACGGGTCAAGGAACTCAGCGGTCTCGCGCATGTCGTGCCGGTTCCCCATCGCGAGAACCCAGCAGTTGTGGATCATCAGGAAGGAAGCCGCCCCGATCTCGATCTTGTCGCCGGCCATGGCGATAATCGAGGCGGCGGAGGCGGCCATCCCCATGACCTTGACCGTGATCTCCTGCGGGTGCTCGCGCAGGACATTGTAGATCGCGATCCCCTCGAACATGTCGCCGCCCGGCGAGTTGATCTGGACCTCGACGGGCCGGTCTCCGATGGCGCGAAGCTGCTGCGAAACCTTCTTCGCCGTGATCCCGCCGCCGGACCAGAAGTCCTCGCCGATCACATCGAACATGGTGACGACGTTGTCGCCCCGCTCCAGGGCGCGCACGCCCGCCGCGTCTTCCGACCATTTGTCGAAGACCTGGGGCTTCGTGAATGCCGCCACGTCACGGCGCGCGGGGAGGGGCATGGCCCCCGGACGCGCCTTGGCAAAAACCCGCAGATTACGCTGGCGCATCGCCGCCTCCGTTTTCTTCGGGCGAGGGCGAGCCGCCCTGATTGCCCTTGCTGATCGCGTTGCTGGCCGGATCGGTGTCGTCCGGCATGTCGTTGAGGCGACGCACCTCGTTCGGGCTCATCCATCCCGGCTGACCACCGGCACCCAAGGCCTTCGCGAAGAAGTCGCCCTGATCTTTCGTCGAGCCGCGAAGCAGAGCCCCAGGATTGAACTTGACAGCGTACCGATCCTTCTCCGCCCCGGTTAGGAGTGACCGCTCGGCGGCCTGCTGCCAGGCCTCAAACCAGGGGTTCAGGGCGTACTGGACGAAAAACTGGCCCAGCGCCTGGATGCCTGAGCCCCAGCTGGTCTCATCGACCATCAGGAGCGGGCGCGGCACACCGGTCACGCGGGCGATTTCCTCGACCTGCATCTTCCGCAGCTCGGTCAGCTGCGAATCCCGCGCGTTCTGCGACAGGGCGATGTAATCCATGCCCTCTTCGAGAATCAGGTTCTTGCCGGCGTTCTCCGCGCCCTCCTTGTCGGCGAGCGAGCTCTTCAGACGTTCGAAGGCTGGATCCGACAACTTGCCGGGATGCTTCAGGGCGCCGCCGACAAACGAGCCGTTCTTGAACAGTCTACCGGCCGCCAGTTCGGCACTAAGCGCCAAACCGATCGCATCACGCGCCTGCTTGACCAGCGACATGCCACAGATGCCGTCGAGCGACAGGCCGCGCAGATGGAAAACCTCCTCCGGCCGCAGTGTGCGTAGGGCGCCGTTCTTCGGCTGGTATCGGTAGCTGACGCTCCAGTCGTCGTTCTGGACCGGCGTCACCAGATCGGGGTCGAGAGGCACGAGCCGGATAATCTCGTCGCGACCGGTTCGGATCTGTCGCGACCGGATAATCAGCGCATAGGCATTGCCCTTCACCAGGGCCCGCAGCTGCATCAGCGATCGGAAGTCGAACGCCGTTTGCCAGTTGTTCGGCTCCCGATGCAGAATGCGGAACAGCGGGTGATCCGCCTTCTCCTTCGTCTCGTCGTCGATGACGTGAAGCGGCAGCATGCCAATCGCGTAGGAGATCAGGCTGACCGCCCGGAACATGGCCGGGTTGCGCAGCGCGGTCTGCGTGCTGACCCGGGCGCCCGAGGCGGCCTCGTAGCCGTCGCGCATGAACTCCAGCAAAAACGGGTCGTTCAGCGAGTAGGCCATGAAGGCGTCGCCGTGAGGCTGGCGCGCCGTCATGGCGGACTCTGGCTTTGCGCCAAAACCTAGCAGGCGGGCAAAGTTCATTCCGCCTCCCTCAGACCATCAGAAGGCCCCGCGCCTCGTAGACGCTCGGCCCCGTCGCCATGGGCTTGCGCGCCATCAGCATCATCGCGTTGAACGCCGCCACGAGCGGGTCGATCTTTGCCCGGCCGGCCGACTGTTTGGTGATGATCACCGCGCCGCCTCGGACCTCGACCTTCGCGTTGCCGACACACCAGGCCATCATCCGCTGACCGCCATGCTTCAGCGATCCGTTCTTCAGCTTGATCTCCGCGCCCCAGGAGGCCGGCGAGAGCGCAAATCCCTGTCGAATCGCGACCTGCTGTCCCGGCGCGATTCCGCGCGCCTCCAGCTCATCGACGAGCGCGGCGACGCCGATTGGGTCGATCCCCACGCCCTCAGACTCGGGCAGCAGGGAAGCCTCCTTGACCCGTTCGATGTAGGCCGCAGCCTCCATGATTGGGGCCATCGGATCTTCGCTGATCGTCAGGTCGCCATCGCCTTCGAAGTCCTTCAGCCGGCTTGCGATGTCCGCGCGGCGCTTAAGCACGTCGTCGTGCGCCCAGGCATGGGTCCAGAGCAGCCACTTCTGCGTTTCCCTGCACCGGCCCAGCACCGCCAGACCGAACAAGTCGTCCAGGCCGCCGCCGTCGATGCCAATCGTGCAGACCTCCGAACGCGCCAGGACCTCTTCGAGGGTCAGGCTCTTGTCTGTCGCCGCTTCCCAATAGTCGGCGCCGGCCCAGCGGTTGTTCGCCAGCTTCAACCCGATCTCGACGTTCAGGTGCTTGGCGAGGAAAACCTGCCTTTCGCCCCCGGTCGCGTTCTCGACCTTGCGAAGCTCAGCCTCCAGCCACTCCTGATCGACCGACCGGCCCAGATTCGGGTTGGTGATGTAGAAGTTTTCCGGCCGCAGGAAGGCCTCGGCCTCCACCATCTGCTCTGGAAACTCATAGATGACGGGAAGGGAGCGCTGATCCGCGATCTTACCGTCCCGAACGTCGCGGAAATAGTCGAGCTTGGTCTTGAAAACCCCCGCCGGCTCTTCGTCCGACTGCGTGCTGGCCCAGATGATGAAGCCCTCGGGCCTAGAGACCGTGCCGCCCGTGGCCTCTCGAAGCATCGCGTCAGCCTTGGCGCGTTTTCCGAAGACCCACAGCTCGTCGATGAAGATGTGGCCGGCCTTCTTGCCGGACACCGTGTCCGTGTCGGCCGCCACGACCTTCAGCATGGCGCCGTTGTCGCGGTGCGTGATCGTCCTGATATGATCCTGGACGTGGAAGAGGTCTTCCAACTCCTCGTCCGCCTTCACCATGTCCCGCGCGGGCTTGTAGGCGTTCTGGGCGACCTCGATTGTCGGCGCTAGGATCAGCAGCTCCGCCGAATGGCGCCAGTTCCGGATGAGCGCCGTGAGCATGATGCCCGCCGCAATGGTGGACTTCGAGTTCTTCTTGCTGATGAGCAGGAAGAACTCCTTGATCAGACGCCGGCCGCTTACTGCGTCATAGGCGCCGAAGATGGCCGATACGAAATCGAACACCCACTGCTCACAGGCCTCGCCGAAAGTCGGTTGACGCGGCGCATCCACGATGCGGAGCGACTTGAAGACCTCCAGCGCCTCTCGCGCTTCGTCCCTGAACAGCGGCGACGGGATAAGGGACCGCTTGGCGACGATC